TTAATGGAGTATTTTGAAGAACAAGATGAAATTAGAATTTTAGGAAGTTTGAAAGAAGATATGTGGGAAGAAATCACAAATTATGATTCTTTAGATAATTTAATAATTAAAGCTAGTAAAAGAGATGATATTGTTGAAAAAAAGAATAAAATATTAGATAAATTAATGTTATGTTTATATAGCAAAAAATATAAATTTTAATTTGTTGTGATTTTTGTTTATTTGAGCTATATTATGGATGAATTATTTGATTTAGAAGAAGAACTTGTATTATTTTTTGCAAATCATATAGCTAGTTTTGGTTATATAGGGCAGATATATCACCATTTCTTTTTCAAGAAATTATCTCAAGAAGGTTTTGATGTATCTGGTCATGATTCTTTGGATGTGTGGGAAGCAGTAAAAATCTTAAAACAAAAAGGTTATTTGGTATTTTCAAGTGTAACTGGTCCTTATGAAGCCTATTCTTTCAGAATTAATAAAGAGAAATGTGTAGCCTATTTAAACTGGTATCAAAGAAACCATAGTATGTATGGTAAGTTTATTAATCACATATCAAAACACAGCTGGTTTTATGGTTCGTTATTCGGTGCTTTAGTCGGTTCAATATTCACAGTTCTAATAGAAAAGTTATTATTAAAAATGTTTTAATTTATTTTAAATAGATACTTGCAATTTTAAAAGCTTGTTTATACATTAATTTATATGCTCTCTCCTTAAAGGAGTAATTATGAATAGATTATTATTAAGACATATGTTAAGGAATACATTAAAAAAAAAAGAAAGAATATTATACATTAAATGAGTTACTGGAGAATATGGATAAATATACCAAACAGATTGTAGAAGAATTATCTGAAGAAGAAAGCAATGTTAGATATGCGTTATATGGAAATCAAGAAAGTAATATAATACATATCAAGAAAATGAGAAATAATGAATTTGAATGTTCTCGTGGAAATCCCGAAAAATATGAGACAATAAGCCGATATTATTCTGAGAGAGAAATTAAAATCATTATATCATGTATTGATAAATATGAATTATCAAATGGTGAAGTAATTGATATTTGTGGTAATTGTATTAGACAGTTGTATGGGAAGACTAGACAATAGAATTTTTAAAGTTATTTTATAAATTAAAATAAGGAGAGAGTTTAAGCAGGGCTAATCCCCTGCTTTTTTTATATCTGAATTTAAATCATTTAAAATCCCAGAAATTCCAAAAATCCCAAAAATCCCAGAGTATTAAAAAATATATGTTATTATGTCCGCAAGGAGATAATACATGTCAATAGCTTTAGAACTTGCAGAAAAAAGACTGAATGAGTGGTTAGAGGTTGAATCTAAATTATGTCATATTGGCACATATCAAATAGGCGAAAGAACTTTAACTTACCGCAATTTAAAAGAGGTGCGGGAATCTATTGATTATTGGCAATCTAAAGTTAACTCTTTAAAGCGTGGCGGAGCTTTTAAAATACATAGAGCTGTGCCACATAGGTAATTCGTAATTATGAATATTATAGATAAAATAAAAAGCTCTTTTTTTGGTAACACTAAGGCTCAGGGGAGCGATTTTTGCGACGCAAGCATTTCCCGACCGAGTAGGAAGGAAGTAGAAATGCGTAGCTGGACCGAGCCGTCGCGTAGCGTAAGTGTTTTTCAACGAGGACTGCCAATTTCCCGACTGAATAAGGAGGAAGAAGAAATTGCACAGGCTGGAAGTGCGGGAGTATTTACTACGACCAAACGCGATTTAAAAAATTCAGGGACGAATTTTTTAATGCAAGTTAATAGTGATACTGCTCATAATGCAGCATCCAGCGTGCGTCCATCAATGGTTTCTTTTAAACCATTAGAGAGAGTTGCTGATAGTGATATTGTTGGTGAGTTGTCTACCATGAGAGCTCGCAGCAGAGATATTATTAGAAACAGCAGCATAGGTGCAGGTATTATAAAACTTATGTGCCATGGAGTTGTTGGTGATGGTTTAAAGCTGATGCCTGCTATTAATGGGGCAGTACTTGGCTTATCAAGAGAAAAAGTAAAAG